TAATGGAGACCGAAGATGACTTCATATGCGGAACCTGCTTCGTCACACAATTTGGCGATCCTGTCAATTGCCGAGATCGAAGCCATAGAGAGCCACAAAGCGGACTGTCTCCAGAGATGGAAGGCAGCCAACCAACACGCCAACCAGATCTATTTGGGCTTGAAGTCCGGAAAGAAACGCCTGTGGGCTGAGATCCATTTAAAGGATAGACCAGACATCGAAGCCGAAACCCGGCGCCAACTTAACTTATTGCTGAAGGTGAAGAAATGATCGAAAGACAGCAGACCATCGTTTACTATTCAACGACTAAAGGTAAGCGATTCATGACGAAGGCCGGCGCGATCAACGCTGAGGCTCGCGCAATCATCAAAAAACACATACCTGATGAGCCAGGCGGAGGCTGGTACGGCGGCGGTGATTCGATGGATTACGATCCGGGCTGGAGCCTTGAGCTTGATCAGCCAGAACGATTCAAGAGATATTTCGACAAGTTGAAGCGTGCGCTACGGAATCGACTCAATGCTTGAGATAACCGTCCCCTATCCGCCAAAAGAGCTAAACCCGAACACCAAACTGCACTGGGCCGCAAAGATGGGCTACATCAAGATGTATCGCGGCACCTGCAAGGCCATAGCAGGCGAATCTAGCCACGTTATACCTGATGGCGACCTCGTGCTAGACCTTGAGTTCTTTCCGCCTGACAATCGACGCAGAGACGATGACAACATGATATCTAGCTTCAAGGCAGGTAGAGATGGGATTGCCGAAGCGTTGGAACTTGACGACGTGCGGTTTCAGCTTAGGGTACGGACGCGTGACAAGTTCCCAGGCGGAAAGGTCGTGGTGAAAATCTACGAAGACGTGGATTAAGTGCTTGACGCCAACCCAGCAGCACCGTAAATTGTTTTCCAGAGAACAGTTAAATTGAGAGTTTGGAGGGGTGAATGAACAACATCGATATGGAGGCGATAGAAGGGCTAAGCCACTCGCCTCTGAGGAACTACATTCTTGCCGGGCTTGAGAGCCATCTTGTTGGCGCCACCACTCGCCTGTTCCGTAATACACGGGCAAGCACTGGCATCATCACGCCGCATAGTCACCGCTTCGACTTCCAATGCCTTGTTCTGCAAGGATCGGTAACGAACACGCTGTTCATCGAGACTGGCCTTGGCGATGACTATCAGGTTACACAGACCAGATACCTTGGATCGCCAGGGAAATACGAAACGATGAAAACTCGTCGCGCTATGTACCTGCCTGAGAGCCGGCATTATGTCGAGGGCGACTGGTACGGCATGACCAGCGAAGAAATACACTCGATCAGCTTCAGTCGTGACGCTGTTGTCCTGTTTATCGAAGGCGCGCAAATCACTGACGCATCCGTTTACATTGAGCCGCACGTTGACGGCGAGACGATTCCGACTATGAAAACTGAACCATGGATGTTTGCACGATGACCCTAACCGACCTACTCCCCCTCCTAATCGCCATCTACGAAAAACACGGCGACCTACCACTCGCTACAGGCTTCGACGACCATAAGCCTATTGTGGGGGCGCTGGTTTCGGAGTTTGAAAGGACATCCGAGATTGGCAAGAAGGGCGAATTGTTTGTGGATTTTTACTGAGGGATAAAAAATGAGCAATTTTACGCGCGGGCCATGGGTGAAGAATGAATACGGTGAGCTGAAAGAACCTGGCGGGAAAGACGTTGGAGTATGGGGGCTTGGCATTTCACACGTTATGCGTTCGCCAGAAGCAGAGGCAAACGCACGATTAATCGAGTCGGCGCCTTGTTTGCTAGCAGCCCTCCAAGCAATAACCAACTCAGGCCCAGACGCAATACCGATCAAGGAGGCGTTTGAGATGGCGCATAGGGCTATTGAGCGGGCTACGGGAGTGAAGGTATGAGCGGGCATACGAAAGGCGAGTGGGTAGTCGATGAGTCTCGGCATGATGGCTGCATTAACGTGCTTGAACCGTTTCGTCATGTTGCTATGGTTAGTCAGTATCGCGCAAAGCCAGAAGACCTAGATGAGAATGAGGCAAATGCACGGCTGATCGCTGCTGCACCTGATCTGCTATCAGCGCTACAGAACCTGCTTGATACGTTCGACAAGATTATGGGAAAAGAAGGACGCGGAGTGCTATACGATGCCGCTGCACAGGCAATAGCAAAAGCGACGATAATTCAATAACTTAATAGTTAAACCTAATCGATAAGTCGCCTTTCATAGTAATACTATTTGGAGTGGGATATGAGAACTACAAGAGAACGCTTTGAAGAGATTTGGCCGGTGCCTGCTGTCATCTATTGGAGCGATCATTAGGGCGAGTACATGCCATATGCTCAAGGTGACGGCGATGTCGCTACCGAATATGACGCACGCCTCGACACCTTCACTCGCTGCCAGGAGACTATGGCGCCGGTTATGTCGCTGATTGAGGAGCTTGTGTGGGCGCTAGAGGCTGAGGCATACTCCGACCACAAGCGCGTCCTTATTGTTAGCGCCAAACAAATCATAGGGAGAGAGAAATAATGCTGTATGGAGTAGGATTGAATGATTCAGATTATCCAGTGACCGTCCACGAGAAGGTCAACGGGAAAGACAAGATAGTCTGGCGCTGCTCGTTTTATGATGTCTGGTCAAAAATGATTGAGCGGTGTTGCAGCAAAAAGCTACACGCAAAACACCAGACATATGCGGAGTGTTATGTTGATGAAAGCTGGCATAGATTTTCAGTATTTAGGGAGTGGATGATAAAGCAGGACTGGAAAGGAAAGTGTCTTGATAAGGATCTTCTATTTCGTGGCAACAAAAGGTATGGTCAAGATACTTGTGTATTTATAGACAAATCAGTAAATCTATTCCTGATCAATGCCGGAGCCGCACGAGGTAAATTTCCCATTGGGGTATGCTGGAATAGCAGGGATAGCATTTTTCAGTCCAGATGCTGTAACCCGATCACAAAAAAACAAGAGACTGTAGGTCTTTTTAAATGCCCAGAGCAAGCACATGCAGCGTGGCAGATCAGAAAACATCAGCATGCGCTAGCTATGGCAGACACGCAAAAAGACCAGCGAGTTGCTGAGTCGCTGCGCGCATGGTTCGCCCCCGGCACAAGTCATTAGGAGCTAGTATGAACGCATTGCTAAATCAGCTTGAATTACCGACCGTGATTGATCATAAGCCAGTGCAGCAGTCACAAATGTACAAGCCTGAGGTGGCCGGTGTGCGCCTGGCTAAGATGCTATCCCAATACGACGATTCGCCATCATCGCAATTGTGGGGCGATATTCAGCGGTTGGCGCGGGAAATACTGAAATGATCGATCTGTTCGAGCTTGAGCGCAGAATCGGAGCAATCCACAAATGCACGCCAATGCAAGCATTGCAGATTATTCAGGATATGAAACGCGAGCTTATTTAGCTTGACACGAACACCAAAAGGCTCCTAATGTGAGCCTTTCTTTTTGGATTATTTTTGGAGGGGTTATGACCGTATTTATCATGGAATATCGAAAGATCGGATATCAGCTATCAGACTGCATGAGGCTTGATCCTAAATGGGGAAAGCGCACATTTACGGCCAAATCCGAGGACATCGGAACCAATGACATTCTTGCGGTGATGGAAGCTGCCAAGTCGCCAGAAAATACGCCTGATGGGTATAAGCTGTTTTCAGTGCGGGATAGAGACGCAAGCCATATGGAGTTCTCGAAATGACCATCTCAACCACAACCCTAAAAAACGCAGCCTTCGCGATTGAGTGTGACCTGTGGACTGACTCGGATGGCGCGAACTACCTGGCTAAGGATGGGGCTATTCTTCGGCGGTGGGAGCCTGAGACGAGTTCGGCGGATTCGTTTGAGCTGATGGTTCTGCTTCGTCTGGATGTTAATTATTTTCCAGGCTTCGGAGAGGTTCATGCGAGCGATGAGGGTGGTCATAACTGCTGGATGGCTGGCTATACTGGCGATCTTGCATCAGACACCCGCCGAGCTATCATTCTTTGCGCCGGAGTAATAGGGGAATCGCTATGCCAATAATCGCTTGCGCATGGGTCGCCTGGACGTATATTCTGCCTGCCGTTAAGGTGAAAATTAGTTATTGGAGGGGTGTATGAGCACAGAAATGCCGCCGGTCATTCAGGATATTCGCGAATGGCTCACGACGATAGCCGCCAAACAGAACCTTGAGCTTGGCACTGAGCGCGACTTATGGAAGTCAGAGGCCGAACGATTGGCGTCTGGATACGATGAGCTAAAAGAGAAGAACGAATATCTGATCAAGGTATTGAGCCGCGTCTATGATTCGCTGGAGCGTGAGTACTGGAGTGAGTACGCCGGCCTGGACGAGACTCGTGCAATCCTTGACGCCGCACTAAACGATTCTCCGGAGAACCATTAATGCCAACGCTGAGCATCCTGGGGCTCACTCTGGAGGCCGATATTATCTACGCCTATAGAGAGCCGTCAACGCATCACTCAAACGGCTACAGCGAGCTCTCATACAGCATCGACTCAGGCACCGACGAAATAGGCGAAACAATTTCAAAAGAATCGCTTGACTTAATCTCGATCCAGTTCCAAAGTGACATCGAACGCGCTATTTGGGCGCAGATAGGGAGATAGGGAATGAGCAAGTACGAAGAAGGCG